ATGCAGTTCTTGTAATGGCACTGGAAAGCAAAGAGTTAAACCTTGTGTCGAGGCGAAACCATGACAGACAACAGACGCTATTTAGTGAGCCGCAATCAGCGCGAGGGATGGTACGCAAGAAGATACGAGGGGGCTATTCGTTCCCATATTGCGCTTTATCAACTTAAGAATTATGTGAAATGGTTAAAGAGGTTCAATCATGAGTGAAGTAAAGCCAGTGATTAAGACAGAAGCGCAAAGAATCTCTGACCGCTATTCTGAAAAGACAATCAAGTATTTAGCTGACCATGTGTTTTTGAAGGAGGCTCGCGCAGAAGCCGCAGAACTACGCGCAGCACTAGAAGCACTACAAGCAAAGTATGAAGGCTCACTTGATTCAATCCGCGAGCATCAACAGATTTGCAGAGATTTAAAACAAGAGAACGCAGAACAGGCAAAGCGTATAGCAGAGCTTGAGGATACTTTCAAAATGCTTGCGCACCGTGCAAAACATTTCCCAAGTTATCCAATAGGGACGCACATTCCAGAAGTTTTTGAAATTATTGGAGAGGCACAGAATGAAAACAGTAACATTTGACGAAACAAAGTGGAAGCTTGTGCCGATTGTGGCGACTAATGAAATGATCTATAAGCTAGCTTGTGCAATTGATGAGTCTAGCTGCGAAATTGAGCGGATCTATAGAAATGTCATTGATGTAGCGCCAGAGCATAAGGAAGAATGATGAAGATCAGAATGTATATGGATATAAATCCACAATTCCCGCATAGCGTTCCTGTTTTTTATGCGTCTAACACCCCATCAAGTTACAAGTCGCCTGAAACTGTAAGAATTGCTTTTGATGTTCATGTTGATGAAAAGCTGATTTACAAATATGACGCAATTGCAAATGAGGTTTCAAAACCTGTTGAAGTTTCAAATGTAATTAGTGAGGAAGAATGATGAAGCGCGTTACATATCATTACTGCACAATGAGTCAAGTGCAAAGCGGCCTTGCATACAACGATGGATTTTTAACTGTCGATAAGTTTGATACATCAGTAGAAGGATCGTATTCAAAAATCAGAGACATAATCGCAGAGCAAACAAAACAGCAGATAGACAGCATGGTAATTACTTCTCTAACTATCGTTGGTGAGCAGCCATGATCTACGAAGCACTCAAATGGACTATGCAGACAGCCTTTGTGATTTGCTTGCTGATTGGCGCAAACGGGCTTTGCATGCTTTGGGAATTGGCTAGAAAGGGGAAATTGTGGCAGATCAAGAATTATTAGAACTTGCAGCAAAAGCATTTGGAGCCAGTAAATACATCTGCCGAGATAACGAGCTATATATCGATGGTAATGTTTTATATTGGAACCCGCTTACTGATGACGGTGATGCTTTGCGCTTGGCTGTTAAATTGAGAATGATTGTAAGCTTGGCTGATTGCTGCTGTTGTGCAGTTGTAGATTGGGATGGCAACGATGATGATAAAAAAGTGTACGTCAGATTTTCTGAAAATTTTCATGATAGAGAAGCTTTAAACGGCAATGATGCAACAAGAATTGCAATTGTCCGAGCAGCCGCAGAGATTGGAAAGGCTATGAAATGAACACATTCAATACTAGAGATCAGAATCCATACGGTAAATATAAGGAGAAATTGCCTATGAAATGAATTATTCCTGTGCTATAGTTTTTTTGCAGTTCGTTATTTTTAACTTTATAGGATTTATCATGAAAAAAATCATTTTTGCTTTGTCTTTGGCTTTGGCTTCTTTCACAGCATCAGCAGCATTAAACGAGTCTTTTGTATCGTCTGATAACAAAGTATTCTCTTTGCACAACGTTCGCGAAGTCACATTCCCGACTGGCTCTGTATTGTTAACTTACGCTCAAGGTGATACAAGTGGCGCGTATTTGCAAGACGTTGGTGGTGGTACTCAAGCCAAAATCAAAGGCTCAGCAGCATTTACGCAGTTTGTACAACTTGGCACAACAGGCCGCTATTTCAACGTGAAGTATGCGCGTTATGTTACTTGCGACAGTCAAGGCACTAACATCGGCTGGACTAATGCGGGTGCGCAGTCTTTGAATGATGGATGCCAGTTGTTCAACTCGATTAAGAACGTAAGTCAGTAATTAGTCTAGTCCGGTCTTTTTGATCCACGCTTGACAGGCAGATAATTGAAGGTTTACTTCGTCTGCTTTTCTTGCGAGGTCGAAAAGACCGTTTTCAATTCTTGCAGGAAGTCGTACTGATTCGCTTTCATCACTTCTGGCGGTGCTTTCGGTTTCGGCAGTGGTGGAAGATCGCTCACATGCAGTTTTTGGCAAGCGCAGCCCGACAGACCGAGCAGCAAGATACTTATCGTTGAGAACTGATAGACGCGCTTCATAGTCTGCTTGAATGAGTTTATTTGTGGCTTCATGATCTTTCTTTATCCTTTCGATTTCTGCGTTACGTTCGAGCAATGCTAGGCGTGAGGCTTCCTGATACTTTTGGATGACTTCTTGGCGGCCTTGTTCGCGGTAATGCGATGGAATAAACCAGACAAGGAAGCCACCGAGCGCCAAGAGTACCGCAGCGATAATTAGACGTAGTTGCATCATTTTTCTGTCAATGGTTTAGTGGTTTTTGTTCGCAAGTAGATATTTGCGACAACGACAATTACACCAACAATTTTGTAGATGTTTTCGGGTAAATATGCTTGAAGTTCTGGCATAAATTCGTGAACAACTTCAAATACAGGAAGCGCAACAAGCAACACCGAATTAAACATGATTGTTTTTGACTTTTTCAGCCAGCGAAATACCTTCATGCGTCACCTATCTTGATAGAGATTGATTCTGCTTTCTGCATCTTTGCAAAGATCTTGTCAAAAGCCGTGCGACTGCTTGAAATACTATATTGACCTGCTGACTCACCGACCAATATGCAGCCTTCTGTGTCTGCGTCCGTGTTTCCAGCATGAATACGAACACCGTCAAAATTTGGAACATTGCGAAGTAAAGGAAGGAGCTTTTTAAAACGATTTGACATAGTGATTACAACGTCATACTCACCCGATGGAATAGCAGTCTGACCGTGTATTTTCTCAGGCCGCACTACATCTTCGAGCGTGTAGCATTGAAATACACCATCGACGTACATTCTGCCAATGGTGCATTTATCATTAGACTTTTGGCGTTTGACTTCAATCTTCATCTTCTGCCTTCGCTTTCTTGTATGCTCTGTAAATGTCGTATGCGTGCTTTATAAAGAGAGTCACAGATAGAACACCAGCCGCAAAAGTCGCAAATAGTTGTGCATAGCTTTGTATCTCAGTGATACTAAGTGCAGCAGTACCGCCAGCGACAGCAGCCGCCAGAGCTTTACTGTCTATCGCTTTGCTTGCTGCTTCCTGCACCAGTTCTTTTGTGCTTTCGCTTGTTTTTAGAACGTGCCTCAACATAGATTGCGACTCCCTTGAGAATTAAAGCGGCAAAGTAAATGAATGAAATTGTTATATTGAACCAATCCATCTTTGCCCCTGACAATTAAGAGCCTCAAAAATTGGGCTGTAACAAGGCCATGTACAGGCCATTCGTAAAATGCGGAAGGTAGTTCAAAATGATAGACAATCATCCCTACAAACTGAAACACAAGCATGATTAGTGCCAGAGATAAAAGGTCTATTACTAATTGATCGCTACCTATTGAGGCGATGACTGGAATGATTGCAAAAGAAAAAGCAGCCGCAATATGAAAATATATAATTGGGCTAATGACGAGATTAGCGCCTAAAATGGTGAGGTGTAAATATTCACCACTAGGCAGCCTCGTCAGAATGAACGAGCTAGCGACCTCGAATAAGACCAAGATCGCCAGCAACTTAATGCGGTTTAGCATTTCTTCTTAGCAGGGGATTTTGATTTGCTAGGAGCTTGACGCGCTGGTGAAGGTGGTTTCTTTGGCATATCGCCACCGATTCTTGCGTTTTTCATGGTCTTACCTTTCGTTGTGTGCCTCACGGCAGTTGGAGAAAACTTTGAGCGATTACCTTACTTACAAACTTATTGGCGCTGCGATTCTTTGCGTTCTTGCTTTCCTATATGGCTTATTTGGTGGGAAAGTAGATTAACGGCTACCAATTGCGACAGGTGCGGCCTGATAGCCAAGCTGCATCAATTCTGGATTGATTTGACTCAATAAGCCGTTACTCTGAATAAGTCTGTTTTGCACCATTGGCGACAGAATTGCAGACCGCGCAACTGGTCTAGCACCGACAGCCAACAAGCCTAGCGGATTTGCTGTACCCGCAGAAATGCCCGCGCCAGCCGCCCAGTCTAGCGGGCTAGTCTGTGGAAGGCTTCCCATTCCTTCGACAGCTTGCGATGCAGTTTTAAATCGCGTTGCAAATTCAGCCGCAGTTTTCAAATCGCCTGACAATGGTTTGCCTTTTTTCAGTTGTGCCGCCAATTTCAAGCCCTCAACGTTTCCGCTAACAGGGTTTAAGGCTTTCTCAACTGAGTACGTCTTTGCGATAAGTTGACGCGCATCTTTGAACGATTTCAATAGTTCAGGCTGCCCAATGTCTTGTAGGTGACTTTCTAAAGCACTCTCTAACTCACTAGCCGCGCTTTTTGATGCTCTTGCAATGTCAGTATTTCCAGTGCGGAAAGCATCGTCAGCAGCAGAGCGCAATTCCTTGATCTTTGCCACCGCTGAACTTGCGTCAAACTGTGGAGATTTCAAAGACTCAATCAGGTCTAGCACTGGACTAGGCTTAGCGTTAGGAAAGCCCTGCATTGCCGTAACATAAGGCTTTGCAATGTCGTCAAGCGCTTTGAAGTAGCTTTGTTTTGGCTGAACCATGCCAGAGTTCGCAATAGCACCATAAGCATCGCCAGCCTCTTTCCTGATGCCTTGCAAAAGTTCAGGTGTTAGCTTTGTTTCCGCTGGAAGTCCTAAGCTTTTGGAAGCAAGAGAATTAAACACTTCTCTGTTCTTTGCGCTTGCGTTCTGCGCTGTTGTAAGCTTGCCAGAAATACCCTCAAGAACACGGTTTGCCAATGTCGGATTTGCTTGCGTTGGAGGAATAACGAAACCTGCTCCCCTAGCTTGATTGATTGCAGCAGCTAATTCTTCAGGCTGTTTTGCGCCTGAGATAACGCGATTTAAAGCGCCACCAACTGAGCCAAACATTTTCAAAGCAGGAGGCAATACGCCGCCAATGACCGCGCCCGTTGTTGCATCTTCAGGATTCACCAAAGCAGCAGAAGCACCGCCAGCAACAGCGCCGCCAGCAATACGAGTTCCCATGTTTGCCGCAGCATTTAAGCCGCTTGCACCCGTAGTCATGCCGCCTGATTGAATCGCGTTCAATATAGGCGCGGCCTTAGTCGCCACCGCAGCAGGCAGAACAGTTCTAGCAGTATTTGCAATCGCGCCACCAGTACCCAAAGTTCCTGCTATTTCTGTGCCTAGCTTGCCAGCCTTAAACGCTTTGGCGTTACGATCAATGCCAAATTCTTCTAGACCTTGCGTAATATCTTCGCGTCTTGCTGCGTCTCTGTTCATTACACCTGAAACATCAGCGACATTATTAAGTGCAGGCTTGCCTTGTATCGCATTAGTCGCAATATTGCGCAAAGCATTTACAGGCGACAGATTTCCAGCGAGATCATCAGCAGCGAGAATAGTTGAGCCGATAGAGCCAGCACCACGCAAGCCACCACCAAAGAGATTTGCAGCACCTTGAATCAGCTTATCGCCAAAGCTAGGGGCTGGTGTTTCTGCATTTGTTGGCTGTTTTGGCTTTGCTGCCATTTTGTAATTTTTCTGAGCGTATGCAAGAACCTCTTGCTCTGAAGCACCATCAGGCGCTGTTACGTTGTAGCTGTTACCATCTGGCGCTGTAATTTTATAGGTTCCCATTTAATTAACCCTTTCAATTCCCCAAGCGCCAGTTGCAGGCTTGCCAGAATTATTCAAAATGTTTTGAACTTTAGGCGCACCAGAGCCAGCACGCATTTTCAGCCCTTCCAAGAACAAAGGAACTGATTTGTATTTTTGCTGAATAACTTCGTCACTATCACCAATTTGCGGCGTGATTTCTTCCACTTTTTGTTTTGCTTCATACTCATTCATACCTGCACCAGTAGCAGCACGTAAAGCCGCCTCACTTAAGGATTTTGAAGCCTGCAAGAATCTTTGACGATCAGCACCACGTAAATTATTTGCCACGCCACCAGCCAAACCAAAGGAAGGAACCTTTTCAAGAACGTCATTGAAGCCAGGTCTTGAGGACTCCTTTATGATGTAATTGCCGTTTTTATCAAGGCCACTTGTGCCTGCTTCTTGCATGTTTTTCCATGCATTTTCAGCTTGGGTTAACCAGCCAGACGATTTTGCTTGATCCTCTGTCATTGGCTTGTCTGGCTTGTTATAACCTGCCAATTCAATTTTGCGCCCCTGCGGGAACATCTTGCTAGGTGGTTCAATAAATGAGCCTAATTCATTGTTCCAAGTAGGCTTATATTGCTGTTCTTTTTGTAGATTAAAGCCTGCCCATCTATGAGCAGAAGCGTCTCTATCCGCTGCACTCATCCCCTTAGTAAATGATGCGCCTACTTTAGGGAGGCTAAACACAACTTTATCGCCCAAGTCGATTTTCTCAGGTGCGATATATGCAGAGATACCATCACCAACAGCATTACCCAATTCATCAAACTGTTGAACTATTTTGTTTCCGTCTTTACCTACCGTCTCAACAGTACGAGCTACTTTGGATTTGCCGTAGTTTTGGGACTCAGCTAATTGCTTTGCGAACTCAGGCGAAACTACACCGTCTCTAACCATGCGAGAATAGTCATTGCCATATTTTGCGAGAATCTGAGGAAGCATTGCTGCACGTTGCTTTGATGCTTCTTGATCTTTAATCTGCTGCTGCATTTGACCTAGTTGCATTTGATTCATTTGCATGCCAATGTCTTGCTCTGCCTTCTTGCGCTTGAGCATTTCGTCTTGCAATTGCGTCTGCTGATACGTGTTCAAGCCGCTTGCCAATGCTTGACCTAAACCGAACTGTCGGGAGGTGTCACCAGCTTGAGCCATGATGCCCAAGCCAGCGTTTAAAAGCCCCATTGTGCGGGGATCTTCAAAGTCTAATAAACCAGCCATGTTTTCACCTTAAGTTCCGAATGGAGAAATGCTAGGAGCAGTTGCATAATTCATTGTCGGGTTCGTTCCACCGTAATTTTGATACCCATTTGCAGCAGTGAAATTAGTGGTTGAACTAGGCGTATTAAACGCATTATATAGTCCTAGACCAGCAGTTGCACCACCTATGGCAGAGCCGATAGCGTTGTTATAAACAGGTGTTTGATTAGGCACGCTAATTGGGGAACCTTTACCCGCATAAGGCTGTAATAAACCAGAAACCGTACCGATTCGATTTAAGTCTTGGTTGTTCGCTGTTTGGTTGTATCCGTATGCTTGACCGAGCAAGCCAGAAGACAATCCAATGCCTGTAACTTGGTTTTGTGAGTTCAGTTGATTTGTCTGATTCTGCGAGTTCATGTTTGCTGCATTTGCCGCTTGTTGATTGCCAGCGTTAAACATGGAATTTTGATTTGCCGCAGCCGCATTGAATTGATTTGTGTTTTGCAGGTTTGCGTTATTCTGCAAAGCAAATTGATTCTGTGCATTTGCGTTTGCTGCGTTTGTAGATTGCTGGTTTGCGTTGTTCTGTGATGCAAAAGCATTGTTCGCACCCATGTTTGCAAGTCCCGCCTGCTGTTGCATTTGCGCGTTTTGCTGTGCAACACCGTATTGTTGCGCACCTAGTCCAGACATTGCCGACAATGCGCGGTTTCTGTCTGACTCATAAGCACCAGCCTGAGCCGCTACCGCTGCATCTGTGTTGTTTTGACCGTATTGTGAAGCAGCGCGTGTGAGGTTTTTGCCAAAGTCGCTGATTGAGCGAGACTCAGCCAAACCTTGACGAGAGCCGCCATATTGACCGCTTGAGATCGCACCACCACGAATAGAGGCAAGAACGTCCTGCACTGCTTGAGTACCGTCTTGCACCATGTTGCCAAAAGCGTTGCTGCTTTGGTTGATACCCTTTTGAATCGCGCCTGTGAGGTAAGGATTAGCACCAGCCTCACCGTAGATCATATCTTTGTAAGCGCCACTCAAATCAAGTGAGTTTTGAGAAGGTGCATTGATAGACGCGCCTGACATATTCTCAGCCTTGCCAAGCATTGCCGCATCAATCTTTGAAGGATCGCGCAGTAATGCCGTGTTCATTCCCGTACTATTTGCGGTTGCCGCTTGCATTTGTGGAGCCGCTAGGCTTGAGCCTTGCAACTTCTGTGCGGCTTGTTGGCTACCCATGAAAGCGCCTTCTGCACCCGCAGCACCCGCGCCCATGTAGTTATTGATGCCCTGATTGAATGAGTTTGTATTGGCGTTCTGAGGAACGTCTAAAAGACCGCTGATTCGATCAACAATGCCGCCTTTGTCATAGATTAGCGGATCAATGCGAGAGTCAAGTTTTGTTGCCTCTTTTTGCGCATCAATTGTCATTTGAGTCGTTTGTTTCTGAGCCTCTGCTGATTTCTTTGCTGCGCTATTAGTGGCGACACCTCCAATAACAGCACCCGCAATGCCAGCTACCGCTGCACCTGATAATCCAAACATTTACGCCTCCAATAACTTTATTTTGCTGCAATAATCTAAATATTCTTCGTAAGTTTTACAAAGAACTTCTTCTTCTGCCTTTTCAACTTCTGTCTGGTTTGTGCTGATAATAGTCGTCCAAACAGTATCTTCATGAGCATATCCAACACGCTTTGTCCCACCAGCAGAAACTAAGGTCGTAGCGCCAGTAATTCTATGCTCACCACTTTCTGTAAATATAGAAATGTCACCACTGGTAATGATGTTTATGTGAGAATATTTTTTTATCGCACCGATTAAAATAGTCCCTTTTTTTATTACTCCCTGCCTAGCGTAAAGTCCATGTGCAAAAAAATGCGATAACTCAGGCAAAACTTGAGGCAACAGATCAACCTCTCTTTGTAGTGCCTCAATTTTTTCTCTGTACTCAAGATTTTCTACTTCTTTTTCTATAATTTGAGAGCTACCAGCAGCAACAATTTCCATGATTGTTAGCCTTTAATTTTTTGCAGAATTTGATCTGCAAATTGTTTGATTGATTCAGGTGTATTTAGTTGGCCTAGCAATTCTGCTATTTGACCAGCTTGCGGGTTTCCTGATTTTTTTGCTGCCTCAATAACCATTTGCACAGTTTGAGGTGTTGGGTTTTGAGAAAGCATCATTGCCATTTTTAAACCTTCAGAAGATTGGCTTGAGCCTTGAGGTGCAGCACCGAGCAGGCCGCCTTGCATTGGCTGTTGCATTGGCTGAGGTTCTTGCATGCTTAAAAGTCCGTTCATATTTATCACCCTAAAAACTTCACTCAATTAAAAACTACAAAATTGATTGCCATGTTTGCCGTGGCGTTTGCTGTCAAATTGATCGTGAATGATCCAGCAGCAGCAACAACATTCTTCACCGCAGCCGTGGCATCATTTTGAGCAGCAACAGCAATCACATTTGAAGCCGCAGTTACTAGATTATTAGTAACAACTACGGCATTTGTCCCCGCTGTGGCGTTACATCTTCCAACTGTGTTATTTATCGTTACCGCGCCAACAGTTGCAGAATTTGTTTTGCCGCCTGCGTACCATGACCAGCTAGTACCGTTGTACAAATATTGCCCTTGCCCGCTGTTAGGATTCCAGCTTGTACCATCTGCGTATCTAAAATCGCCTTCTCTTGGCTTTGTCGGTGCAACGTAAGTTTTATCCAAATGACCGTTGGCAACACCTGTAATTGCACCTTGCACTTTCAGCAGTTCGCTGTAGATGTATCGAGGAAGTCCGCTTGCTTCTGTTGGTGCTTGGTCTGGCGAATATTGAACAGCGTTAAGGTTTCTAGTTCTCACCACGAACCCCCGATTTCAATATCCAAGTCATACGAATCGAGCCGCCATTGATAGCCTGTGCCTGTGATGATCTTGATTGCAATATACCGACCAGACACAAAGCAATCATTTGCCACTGTGGAGCCGATTGTGTGCGTCATCGTTGCCGAATAAGTAGGATCGGCATATGGATCATTTGACCAGCCGATTTGAAATTGCACCGTGTAGCCTGTACTGCCTACAATACGTGGGCGAATCCCACGGACTAGCTTGATTTTGTCAGGTGCGCCAAACGATAAGCCCCTACGCTCTAGATACGCAGAAGGCAAAGCACCATCCCATGAAGCCGAGGAATCAAGCATAAATAGCTTGTTATCGTTCGATGCCAGCATAACGCGAGCCGTTGACGGTACAAAGTCAGAACTGTTGAACAATGACAAGTCAGAGTCAAACGGCAGAGAGTCAGAATCGAATGTTGAGTTGAGCGAGTTATCAACCGCGCCAAAGTTTGCATGGTTGAGGTTTGGAACGTCACGGAATGAGACCGTTTTGTCTTTATAGTTCCAGACCATTGCTTTATCGCAGACTGTCTGACCGACAGATGGATAGCAGATAAAAACCTCGTTGAAAAACGGGTTTTTGAATACAAAGCACTTGTCTGATGCAGTCGCGTCAATGTTCTGGAACAGATCGCGCCTTGTCTGCTTATCCATTACGCTAGTTGCAGTTTGCCCGTCATGAACTACCACGTCTTGATTGGTCAAAACTACGTGGAAACCATCGACTTCTACGATACAGTTACGATTTAACGCGCCAGAGATGCCGAGAACTTTTGAGAACTTGTAGACATAATTGCCGCCTGTGAAGTCCATGCGCCAAACAGATGATTCTTTGTAGATCATGAACGAGTCGCGCAACTGCATGCCGTCAATGATAGGGTCTTGACCTTCTGCAATATCGACTTCAACAGCGTCCTTAGTTTGGTCTGTGTGATCCCATGAAGAAGGAACAGAGCCCGGGTCGGCAGGATGCGAAGTCTTAACCATAAACGGGTAATTCACACCCGCTTTTGTGATGTTCAGCGCGACTAAAAAGTTTTTATACGTGCGCAAGGACTTGCAGTAAGTATTTGCAGGCCAAGCAGGCAAATCCACAAAATTATTCGCAAGGTTTAAATCCCAATACATTGGAACTTTTGAAGTATCGCCCACGTTCACAATTGGGATACCTGAAAGCATTGTGCTAGTCCACTGATTCACAACACCAGTTCGAGGCGTTGCGTGTGTAATGTCAGTTGTGACAGTAGAGCCGCCTGAGTTCGTCACCGCATAGGCATTAGCCGCAGTAAGGTAAATCCAATACCGAGCTCCAGAGATTTGAGCCGCTAGAACGTGTTGCGGTATGTTTGAAGGCGTACCATACACTTGACCATGCCCGTAGAACTGCACAGCGTTACCGTCGAGGAAACGAACGTTTTTCGCGTCAGTCCAAGCGTTATTAGGTAACTCATGCGTAGATAGATCACGCACTACACCAATACCGCCTACCTGATTGATATTTACGAAAGGCATTATTTCACCAGTTTTGCGCGGAGTGCTGCGATTTGAGCGTTAAGCGTTGCCAAGTATGCGGAATCGCCCTCTGCTAATGGTCTGATGCGCTTTAGATCCAATTGCGCAATTTCGGCAATGATTGGCTCATTGATTAGCGCCTTCGATGGTGGTGCGCTTCTTCGCGCGTCGATCTCTGCTTGTTCTTCTGGCGTAGCATCGCGCTCTTTTTGCTTGCCTGCTTTAGCATCCCAATAGCAAATTTTGTCTGTCATGTTTTCACCTATTAGGAGTTTTTAATGCCGTAGATACGAATCTTGCCAACCGCAGAGAAGTTTGAACCACCACTCCAATACAAGCGACCACCGCTTACAGTATTAGCCGCTGCGTATGCGGATCGAGTAAGACGTGATGAATAGCCGGGTGTTGCGTTGGTTTGATTGACTGAATCAATATTGATAGCCTTCAGATTTGTTGCGTCATTGACGTTCTGAATAAGAATCGTGAAGCAGCAACCTTTACCCGCTGTTGTGGTTGTGGCTGCAACTGAAACAAATGCTGTGGAAACCGTGACTGTACCGCCAGAATAAGTACCGCCTTCGTAGTAATTTGAGCCAGCATCAGCAGCGCCAGCCGTTGCAACTCTGAATCTCAAAACATCATCAGCAGCAGGAAGAACGCCTGTACCGATAATTAAATAAGAGTCATAGCTTGAGTTGAACGTAGATAAAAAATCTAAGTTTGCCGCTGCTGTTGGTGTCAGTTCAGCCAATGGAACCAAGCCCGTTGAAATATCACCAGAGCCGATAATTGAGTTGCCGTTGACGGTTTTCGTTGCAGTCCAACTTGCCGTCGTGCCGTTAGTCGTCAGCAGTTTTCCGCTATTGCCTAGCTGTGCTGGTAACGCAGAGCTAAACGCAGTATTAGCAACAAATTCAGTCGTAGCATACTTTAGCGAGCTATCGCCAAGCGTTGCCGTTACACCGTAAGTAGTCGCGGGGAATGTATGCGTACCAGTCCACGTTTGACCAGCGATAAGACCGCGAGACGTTACAGTGTTTAACTCTGTATGCGTCATCGTCACAGCGTTAGTCACATTCGGAAATGTCGCTTTAAGACATGATTTAATCAGTCGTAAATGATCGTCTGCTGTACTCTTTGCATCAGAGCCTAGCGGATTTGTAATAACCAAATCGCTGATGTACGTACCAGTTTCTAAGCCCATTAGTATCTCCGTGGTCTAATCTGTAAAGAGCCGCTTGTTGGTTGCCCTTTGCGCTCTGTGTATCGTTTGATGCTATCAACCAAAGGCGCGACTTGGGCAGTCAATCTGTCCTCAAGTGCTTGGTCTCGCATGTATCGAGCCGCTTCTAAACTTGATGCGTACAAATACAAGTCAGAAGCATTTGCCAATAGCCAATTTGTTGTGTTTGAGTCGCTCAATGCGCTCATTTTTGGCGTGTAATACAACGTGTAAGCTTGTCCCGTTGACGTGCCAAATATCCGCAACTTGTTATTTTCTAGCGCGTAATACTTTGGCGCTGTCATCGTGTAGTCGATTGGCTGTGATCCATAATCAAGATCGTATTCAGTGCCAGAGTAAGTACACGTTACGCGCACAACTTCACTAAAATCTGTCGGCAAATCAGCGTACTCGCCCGTAGTCGTGCCTGTTGCCGATACGCGCAAGTCTTTAACATTGATCTCGCGGAATAATGCCGCCTCTGCACGTTCGATAAAACCAGCTATTTGCGTGGTCAAATCTGTCCGATGCAAGAAGTCTGCAATCGCTGTCTTGAGTTCTGAATAGGTCATCGCAAGAACCTGTCAAACATCACTAAATCTGGATTGTCACGAAGCCAGCGAAGGCAGGCCGCGCTGCGTTCTTCTGTGCTTGAATATTTTTGATAGATCAAATGAAGTTCAGGCAGTGGGATAGTTCCAACACGAGTTCCTAAGCCTTCGCCCCATCTATCACCCGCTGTAATTGCCCTTACCTCTGCCGCTTCTTTTAATAGCGGTGTCGCGTCATAAGTCTGCTTCTTTACAACTTGATCGCCTTCAAAAATCAACTGCGTTCGAGTACCGAAAACATCAAAGCCTTCGTCAATCTTGAATGAGCCAATACTTTCCATTCTTTTCTCCTGCGCTTCACAGCGTTAAGAAGGGAGAGCCGAAGCCCTCCCCTATTCAACTAGCTAGGTTTATCCACCGCTTAGATCACTAATTTTGCCTTGAGCAGCAGGACTACGAACCGCAAGAGTACAGTCAGCAGTAATCAAGATGCGCTCAGAATCACCAGTTTTCGCCAATGCAGACTCTTTGATGCCATCCAAGAACGCCAAGTCAATGTAGTCAGTGTTCAAGATGAAAGCATCAGTAGAGCC